AGATTACCACGATATGACGGGTAATACCCGTCTCCATGCTCTCGTCGGTCTCGACGCGAACGCTGAAGATATTACTATTACCGCCCAGCAGGCGACCAGCGCCGCCGGGGCAGATACCAAAGTGTTACTCATCCCCCACGGTATGACCAAGTTCGGTGTAGAGGCAAACTTCTCTGGAGGCATTACCGCTGGAGCAAATATTATCGCTACGAGTGACCTCGCTGGTATCGTGATCGCAGAGTTCTTCCTGTCTAAACTGGATGTTAATAACGGCTTCCGTTATGTCCAGATTACGCTCGCAGGTTCGACCGCTCGTAATCAGCAGGTCGTGTTACTCCCTATGGGTGGAAAGACTGTAAACTGATCAGTCATGGCCGAATTCAACTATCTTGACCTCACGGATATTGCTAACCCGGATAACGGGGGGTCAGGAGTTGGGTCACTTGAGAGTTCCTGGATAGACCTTCAACGGTTTATCCGATGCCACGCTACAGTAATCCTCGATGCCTCTGCGGAGGCTATCACGGTAACGCCGCTACAGGCTATCGACGAAGCGGGGGCAGGATCCAAGCCCCTCGAAATCGTTTATGTCTACAATAAGTTTGGGACAGAGATTGATTTCACTAAAGAGGAAGTTCTGGCTGACACTTATATTATTACCCCGACTACAGCAGGGGTCTGCATCATTGAGTTCTATGTACCCAGGTTAGATATCAATAACGCCTTCCGGTTCATCAAGATCCAGTTATCAGGTTCTTCCGCTCGTAACCAGGGTCTGGTAATCTACCCGACGGGAGGCAAGCCAGTACGCATAGAACCTGCTGCCCCTGCGACACCGCCTCTCGTGTACCCGATGGCGGGCTGGACAGGTCTAGAGAATTGCGCGTGATAACACGGTATACTACGGGAAACCTGAATTGGAGTAACTTATGAGTTTAGTAAAGTTTAACAAATCTACAACCTTCATGGATAAGTATGACTACGAGGAAGGTTGCACTTATGAGCTTATTGAACGTCTGGAGGCTAAGTTCTGCGGTCAGATGGGTATCGCGGAGGTAGTAGACTCCGCAGATGAGGTGCTCCCTAACCCGGCGGCTGAGCTCTACAACGAAGATGGCGGCGTAGCCGGAGCCCCGGAGCCGGTAAAGGCCGCGAAGCCCGCCCCGGAGCCGGAGCCAGAAGTTGAAGAGGTCGAGACCCTGGTAAACGAGGATGACCCTACGCCCCCGGCGTATGAGCTCGAAAGTAAAGGTGGGCCTTGGTTTAACGTAGTCGATGTTCTTACTGGCGAGTCGGTTAATGACCGCGCCCTAAAGAAAGCTGATGCAGAGGAACTGCTGAATGAACTTAATTCAGATACTGGGTCTACAGAAGAGTAAGTCCAGGCAGACTTCCGCTCGTACCGGGAGAACACCTTGGGATTTTACGCAGGCCGGGACAGCTATCTCCCCGGACGCAGCACTCACTTTGTCCGCAGTATGGAGATGTACCAATTTTATTTCTCAAGCAATTGCGACTCTGCCTTGGCAAACCCGGCAACTCCGGTATACTGCCGACGGTAAGCCAGAGTCTAAAGTCCTTCCAGAGCACCCAGTTACCAAAGTACTGCGAACGAGTTCAAGCCCTGAGATGTCAGCGTTCACTTTTCGTGAGTGTATGTATGCGTCTGCGCTTAATTGGGGCAATGGTTATGCGGAGATTGAAAGGGACGGGGCGGGACGGGTAGTCAATTTATGGTTCATCTCTCCAGACCGGGTGGAGGTCAAGCGTGATAGAGCGACTCAAGAAATTTACTACGATATCAAAGATACAGCTAAAGGCGGCGTTCAGCTTCCTGCTAGCGACGTGCTACATCTCCACGGTCTTGGGTTTGATGGCCTTGTTGGTTATAGCACTATTGCTTATGCGTCTCGTACTATGGGCCTTAATATGGCTCTGGAAGATTATGGCTCGTCTTTATTCGGTAATGGTGCGACCCCTTCTGGTGTTCTCTCCCACCCCGGAAAACTTAACAAGTCGGCGCGCCAGCGACTCCGGGAGTCATGGGAAGAGTTACTTAAGGGTCCAAAGAAAGCACTCAAAACAGTGGTGCTGGATGAAGGGCTCGTATGGACACCAACGAGTCTCCCGAATGATTCCGCCCAGTTCCTAGAATCCCGGAAGTTTTCAGTCATCGACGTATGTCGTTGGTACGGTGTCCCGCCGAACAAAGTATTCGATTGGGATAAGTCTACCTATAACAACTTTGAGCAGGCGAACCGGGAAGTTATTATTGATACCCTGCTCCCGTGGATCCGCCGCTTCGAGCAAGAGGTTGACCGCAAACTACTTGGTAACAATTATAATGGTAACTTCTCAAAGATGGAAGTACGTGAGCTACTTCGCGGTGATCCTAAATCCCGGGGCGCGTTCTATCTTGATATGTTCCGAATGGCTTCTATCTCACCGAACGAAGTGCGACACTTTGAAGACCTCAATCCTATCGAGGGCGGGGATCGCTACTTTATTCAAGCCAACAACCTCGTACCACTAGACCGGATCGACGATCTGGATCGAATCTCTCAGGGCGGGGGAGCGCCCGCCCCGGCTCCCGGGGAGAATGAGGAGCCTGATGAAGAGGAGCAGGAAATTGAGGCTACACTCCGGGCTATGATGGATATTGAATCCGACGAACAACTGTCGAACTTCATCGACGAACTAATTGCACACGAGGTTAACGCTAATGGGTAAGCCAACCCAGATTCTCGCCCAGATGATGTCCCTAATTCCGCGCATGGTTAAGGCGGAGATTGATAAACTGACCCTCCCAGAAGGTAAGCAGGGAGAGGTCGGCATCCAAGGGGAGCGGGGAGCCCGGGGTCAGCGCGGGGAGCGCGGTCACACTATATCCTCTGCTATTATTATAGACGGGAACCTGCATATAACCCTCGACGATGAGACATACTTCGACCTCGGTTGTGTAGAAGGAGCTCAAGGCGAGACCGGCGCTCGTGGGCTACAGGGCTACGTCGGAGAAGTAGGTGAACAAGGTATTCAGGGCGAGGTGGGGGAACAGGGTCTCCGAGGGGAGACCGGCGCTCGTGGTCCCATAGGGGGGCGGGGTGAGCAAGGGGATGCAGGGCTAGCAGGCGCGGACGGGCTACCCGGCGACCAAGGCGATATTGGGGAGACCGGCGCGGCTGGCTTAGATGGTGAGGACGGAACGCAAGGCGCGACCGGTGATACCGGGGCGGCGGGCGAGAAAGGCGACCAAGGCGAGTCCGGTACAGCTGGGGAGACGGGGCTAGATGGCGCTCCCGGGCTCGACGGTAAGGACGGGCTCGACGGAGCCGCCGGTGCCCAAGGAGACGCTGGAGGCGCTGGTGAAACCGGCTCCCCGGGTCGCGGTATCGAAAAGGCCGTTGTATCGGATAAGGGGGTGCTTATCGTCTCCTACTCCGACGGGGAACAGGAGGAAGTTGGTTACATCGTCGGGGAACGTGGCGAGAAAGGCCTGAGAGGAAATAAGGGGGCACAGGGGGCACTTGGAGAGACCGGCATCGCGGGTCTCGGCTTCCAGTGGCGCGGGGTCTATGACCCAGAGGCGCAGGACTATTACGGGCAGTATACTAACGGTAATCCAAGTTGGGGGCAAGCCTCTATCGTTCGGCACAAGGGTGGGGTCTATATCGCTGTCGATGCCTCCTCCGGGCAGGAGCCGTCTGAAACTAGCGAGTATTGGGACGTATTCATCTAATGACTATCGTAGCTGCGACATCGAAACTGATCTCCCTCGACGCATTAAAGCTCGAACTCGGGATTGACCCGGGGGATACCTCCCAGGATGTCTACCTCGACGGATTGATCCTCCAGATGTCTAGCGTCATTGAGACGTACCTTGACCGGACGCTCGGGGTTGGAACGCATCTCCAAACTAAGAATTACCAGTTCGCTCAGAATTTGCCTAGCAAGGTATTCCTTGTAAAGTACCCGGTTGTTGATATCGTGGAAGTGGCTTATACGTGGCAAGATGGAGCTACTCAGGTTGCCCTCGACTCTGCTGAATACTTCTTTGAATCTGATGAGGGGATAATGACCCTCACTAACTCCGGGCGTCAGTTACTCCAAGATGGCCTGATAGATGCTCGTTGTGCAGCGACGGGTTCTGGGTATATAACAATCTCGGTAGAGCATGAAGGGGGCTATGACCTCCCTGACGAGGCGGATACTGGAGCGATGGAACTCCCAGAAGCGATTTCCCGGGCGTGTACCGACCTCTCCAAGAATGCCTTCTATACTAAGACCCAGAATCCTACCGTTAAGTCTGAGATGGTGCCGGACGTATTACAACAGACCTACTTCCAAGCCTCCGGGGGATCGACCGGCGGCGGCGATGGATTTGTAGATGGAGTGCTGAACTCCCTCGACTCTTATTTGGATCTGAGGCAAGCCTTCTAATGCCGCTCAGTAAAGTTGATTTCGAGCGGATGGTACTCTCAGAAGGGCGACCTGTTAATCTGCTTCGCCGGGGAACCCCCGACGTAGTAGTCAGTAATATTCTGGCTAAAGTACGGCGCGCACGGAACTCTCCTGAGACGGATGACTTAACCGGCGGAATGGTAGAAGATGTTTACATGATTATCTGTACTACGGTGGAGATGGTCGCGGCGGGGTTCTCGATGCCTCCTGAAAATGCGGATCGGTTTCAGTTCGATGGGGAATACCATCTAGTGAAAGCAGTCTACCCGTTATGGTTATCCCAGACGTTGGTCGGGTATCGTATACAGGTGCAGGGCTAATGGCTACGGCAGACGCAGCAACCGAGATCAACGCCCGGATAACGGCGGAGTGGCCTTTGGTACAGCCGAATATCCCGTGGTACCCGTGGGAACAGACCAATCCGAATATCGGGGCGGATATAGAACAATTGTTTATGTTAGTCGAATTTCCTGGAGGGCAGTCGCAGCAAGCCTCGGTTGGCGCTCCAGGTGATAATTGGTGGAAGGAGATTGCTACGTTCAATCTTCATATGTACTATCCGGCGGGTGATACCGCCGACGCTGCTAGAGCGGCGTTACAAGATGCAGCAGTAATCTTTCGCGGCGTCTCGGAAAATAGTATTATCTACCGAGCACCCTTCCCACCCCAGCCGGGGTTAGAAGGGACTTTGTCGGGGAACTGGATGTCTTTGTCGATGTCTATTCCTTATGAATACCGCATTCGTGCGTAACTTGAGAGGATTAGAAAATGGGTGAACTTGCTGATTCAAACCGAGTTCGACTGTCGTACGCCAAGGAAATAGCTTTTGGCGAACTGGTAGTTGATCCGGCTATGCAGATTCTCCGTTTGACATCTTCGGATTTCGCAGCCAATAAGCAGACTGCGGTTTCTGACGAGCTTCGGTTCGACCGTCAAACGGGTGATCTTATTGAGGTCGCTTTCGATTCAGGCGGCACTCTTAACGTTGAGATGTCTTTGGGTGGGACTTACGATGATTTGATCGAGGCGGCGATGGCCAATCCCTTCAGTCCCGAACTTCCTATCACGGCGACTCAGATTGATATCGTCGCGGCGACGCAGACGATTACTGACTTCAGTGCTACTTCGCACTTTGCTAACGCGATTGTAGGTCAGTGGATCTTACTCTCTGGGTTCTCTGTACATGTTGATAATAACAACTGGTTCAGGGTTGCTACTATAACAGGTGCCCCGAACGCAGTAACCGTGGAAGACCCTCATGGGTTGCTAGCTGATGAGACGGGTTCCGGTGATGAGACCGCTCGTGGTAAGTCTGTTACAAACGGTATCGTTAAATCGTCCCTCCAGATCGAGCAGGCATTTACTGATATCGAGGCGTACCAGTTGTTCAGTGGACAGCGTGTCGGTACCTGGTCGATGAACGTAGAGTCCGGGGCTATCTTGACCGGGTCTTTCGGGTTCCAGGGTACTAAGCTCACTATCGACGATGTAGCTACAGATGGTACCCCCGGCGATCCTCCAACCTGGTTGGGCGTGGGTAGCTATCTTCCGGCGACCACCACCTCGGTACTCAACGCAACCTCGAACGTCGGGGTGATTACTAAGGACGGGGTTCAACTCTCGACGGCAGTACAGTCGCTCGACGTTGAATTGGATAACGCGCTGCGTAACCAGAACGCTATCGGTAACAAGTTTCCGATTGGTATCGGCTACGGTCGCGTGACGATCTCGGGGACGGTCTCGGCTTACTTTGAGGATATGAACCTCTACAAAGATATGTTGAATCACGCCGACGTTTCGATGGAGTTTAGCTTCATTGATAACGCGGGTAATTCGATGCATCTTGAGTTCCCTCGTGTCAAGTTCGCTTCCTCTGGGCCATCGGCTCCGGGTATCGACCAGGATGTGATTGAAGACCTTGAGTGGCAGGCCATCGTAAGCGAAGATGGCACCTATATGATGAGGGTCGACATAGCGGGAAAATAGTAGGGAGTTTACCACCTCCTGACTTGAGACCCATAGCTGGTTGGACCGGGTTGGAGGATTGTGCTTAAA